GGCACGGTCGCCTTGAGAGCGTCCGTGGCGGCGTGAACGTAACGCAAAAGCCCGACGTTGTGGTCCGCGGGGACCGTCGAGATGCAGCGGGGCGGGCGGCCCTGGATGTAGCCCTCCGTTTTAAGAAAGGCAGACACCAAAACACGCTTGCCACGCGTCCGGCGGTCGTCGCCACGGCGCACCGAGTCCCAGTGGTCCAAGGACTGATTGATGGCACGCTGTTGAGATGGGCGAGACATGCGCCGGATAACATCATCGACATCGACTGGGACCAAGCGCGTGGCTCCCGCCAGAACATGCCGAGCGAGGAGGCGCACAAACGCCTCGCTGAGCGCGAGCACGGGGCGGGGCGGCGTGGCCGGATTGAACCGGCCCTGCACACGATCGCCGACCGATGAGACATAGTTCGACAAATTTCGCGCCGGCACCAAAGCCGGTGGGACCGGGGCGTCAAACAGAGTGACGACTGGGGCGCGAAGATTGGACGTAGTCAAATCGAAGTCTGCGAAGGCCACAGTGTACGACACATCAACCAAAGCGGACCGCCGAATGGGCGGGGCGAGGCAATGCTGTCGCGCACGAGCGTAAAGCACCAACCGAGTCTCAAGGCGACGCTGTTCGAGGGGATCGCTGCCGCTGAGCAAGACTGAGACAGTGGGGATCTTGGCCGCGGCACTGTCACGGTCGTTGAGCTGCATCGCGCGACGGGCGGCCATGTTGAGAACGTGGAGCGCAACAACGTCGCACGAAGGCGAATCCGCGTCGAAAAAGGCGACGTGGTCTCCGGCCTCATCTGAGTAGTGCCGCAATCCCTGAGCGGGGACGGCACCGTCGCGGCACGCGAAAAACTCCACGGCACGCGAAAAGAGAGGCGCGGCACCGGAAAAATCGCCGGCGAAGCGAGAGACAGGTCCAACGAACTCGATGATGCGCAAGGCGAAATGGTTCCCGCGAAGGACAGTCTGATGGCAAAGGATGTCGACCGCGTCGTTCCAAGGAACAAGAGCCGTGCGCAAATCGCTGAAAGCGTAAGGCGGCTCAACGAACTCGGAACCGGCCACAAAGACACGCCGCGTCCCATCCTCTCCGGTCGTCCACCGCGCCCCGACCGCAATGGCCCCGGGGCGTGGGTCGTTGAGAGTGAGGTAAGCGACGGTCTGGCCCACCCGGTGTTCAAACGTCGGGCGGGCGTCAAGCCAAGGAACCACCACGCCGCGCGTACTCGAATGCTCGTCGTACGTGGGAATGAGAGAAACGCCCAATGCGTCCGCCGCGCGCGAGAGTGCCGTCAAGCAGTTCCGGAACTCTGTGGCTATGTCGGCGTCCGCCACGAAGCGGTCGCGGGTCAAATGGACGAGCGACGAGATGTCGCCCGCATTGACACGCGGCACGCCCGCGGGAAGCCAATATGCCATTCGTACCAACGAACGCAGAGGCTCGCGCCAAACTGCCCGGCGGTCCACGACGGTCGGCGCAGACAACCCGAAGGCCAAAAGCCGTCGGATGACCGGTGCGCTGACGCAATCATAATACCACCGAGCAGCCCCGCGCGCCAAACGCATATACCATGGCTCAATCAGCGCACCCTGAACAGACACGTCAGGATCACGCGAGAACCGCAATACGGCGTTGGCGAAACGGGGCGACAAAACGCAAAGAAGGGCCGCGCTAACCGCCACTCCGGCGGTAGTGTTGCGCGCTGCACGCAGTACTCGCCACGCATTGTCCAACTGGCGGCGGGCGAGGTTCTTGAAAACCATGGAGATGGAAGCGAGTCCCTGACGGATGCCGAGCGTTGACAAAGTGCTCGGTAGTGCCGTCAGGTACGTGACCGGGCTTCCGGTTGCGCGTTGAACGTGTTCCATGATGACTGCATGCGGGGAATATTTAATGAGGATCCCACCTCAAAGCACATCACGAGAAGCTTAACTCGGGAAAGGTGTTTCAAGAGGTTACCGCCACCTCCCCCCGGGGCACGACCCCGGGGATGCCGTGAGGCTAAGCGAGACATTCTGGACGAAGACCTGCTCAGGAGTCAGGATCGGACTGAACGACATCAACATCAACCAATCTCGCTGTCTAAGGATGTTCTGGTTGCCTAGTAAGGGGCGCTCAACCCCCAGCATCCCGGCGCGCGTTGTGATCACGCGTCTGAGAGCGAACGCCGATTCCAGTTCGCTCTAGGGCAATGCCCTTCAAAACCATGACGGGCCACGACGCCACGTCAAGCACGCCACAAAAAGCGTGACCGGGTCACCAACCCAGCGGCAGTTACCATCCCAATTGAGTGAAAG